CTATTGCTTTGGCAACTTTTGTTTGTGTTATTAAGAAACACTTTCCAGTAAATTGATTAATATTTGTTTGCCTAGCTTCTTTAATTTTTCTTCCTACAACCTTGTAGAACTCTATATCTCTCTTAAACGCATCTGATTTTTCTTTTAACATTTTATTCCTTTCCTTTTATTTTAGCGACAAGTACCCTTAAGTTTTTTACAACTTTTAGTATATTAAGAACTAGATTTCTAATTCTTTATATTTAACAATAGCATCGGAGTTTTGATTGGCAACAATTCTTCTTACCAATTGTTTATACTCCAAATAGTTATTATAAGTATGTACACACATATTACTATCAACCGATTTCATAATCTTTTTATGAATGGTATTAAGCTTCTGGTACAATCTTATTGTACTGTTTAGACTCATAGTCATGCTCCTCACCAACTACTTTTATGGTTGCCTTTACGAACTTGTTGTCGGTGATATTTATTTTTGCAAGTTCACCAGGCATTATTTGATAGTGTGCTTTCTTAGTTGCTTCTTCAATTGTTTCACCATCAAAAAATTCTTCAACATCAGCTGATATTTCTAAACTAGATTTCTTTAAAACTTTAACCATTTAAAATAACATTTCTGCTGTAACCAGCGTAATCTCTTTTTAACTCTTGTCGTTCTTCTAGTTTATCAATTAAAACACTAACTGAATTTTTACTTTTATATTCCATCTCACTAGCCATTTCTAAAAAGGTAGGCATATATCCATATTTTGTACTATAATTCTTAATGAATTGCAATAGCTTCAACATTTTTGGAGTCATTGGTCTAAGTCCTCTTTGTTTTGTTTTCATTTATTACTAACCTCCTTAAAAGTTCTGTATAACCATTGATGTCATCAAAGCTATCTTTTTTGTATTCTTTTGATTGCATCACTCTCCAACATTTAAGAAAAACCATAAATAAACCAAAGAATTTTAATGGAACTTTAATTGTTTTGTTATTGTGGATTGATAAATATTTCTCCATCATACCAACCATTGCATAAGATGTATGGTCAAAATGTCCATAATCCCCTTCTTTTTCATGTAATAATTTTTCTATACTATTAATAAACTTTACATTATCTGACATAATTTCCTTCTGTATCTGTACACCAATGAGCTGCTACTTGTTTGCCTTTGTATCTAACACCTATTGGTAAGTAATCTATTGTTGTAATCATTTCTAATCTTGCTTGGCAATTTGTAGAAGAACTATCAAAAGGAACTGTAATTTTTTCAATAGTTCCATCTACAAAAAACATAAACAGAAAGATAAATTTCACTAATTAAAATGGAATTTCCTTACTTGCTGCCTTAGGTTGACTTGGAGTTGTTGTTGGTGCATCTTGTTTTGGTCTAGGCTCATTCTTATAACCAGACAAGATATTACCTTCATCATTAGTCCAACCAATTAAACCTTTTGCTCCACCAGCTTCAGGATAATTCATATCTCCAGTAAATTTATCATCACCTTTAAATAGAACTCCTACTTGTGCAAATATTTTAACAAACTTTGTGTTGCCATCTCTGCTAGTACCTTTTACTCCTAAGATTGTACCTTTATTGCCATTATCTAAATTAACATTTCCTGAAAAATCTAGTTTAATTGCTCTTTCATTGGTTGCGTCAAATGGAAATAATACCCAATCCTTTTGTTTACCACTACCATTGTTGCTGTTGTTTATTGACATTGTTTTGTCCTCCATTAGTTTTTATTGTTTGTTGTTGAGATTCAAAAGATTTTTCTATTAAATCATTTTCTTTTTTCCAATCAGAATATAAAGCGGTCAACTTAGTTTCGGTTGTTTGCTTTTTAATTGAATCCTTAATTGAATTTTTTGTACTTGCACCTTGATTGATTACAGCATTAACTAGCTCATCTGCACTAGCAAATTCTGTACCATGTAATCCAAATGTTGCTAAACATCTTCCTAAAGCTGATGTCGCTGCATTCTCTAAGGCACTTGTTTTATTAATAAAGTTTGCATCCCTTATTTCTTCTGCATGACCTACACTATAAGGAGTATCTCCAATATATAAGGTAGTCTTAGCAATAACTTTTTTATCATCTTGATAAATTATTTGCTCATCAATTTTAGATTCTGGGAAAAACTTTAATAAGTGGTTGTGTCTTTTAGCTACTGTTAAATAACTCTTTCCTTTAAAGTCTAATTTCTCAACATTAGTATCTAGTGAAGCTATACATAAAGCTCTCTTTTCTTTAAAAGAACCTTTACTTTTATCTTCAGCAGTTTTACTTGGTTGGCTTTCTTCCTGGTTTACTTTTTGTTTCGGCATTGTTTCCTTCCTTTAGTTTTTGGTTTTCTTTTATTTGTTCTCTATCCTTTAAAGCTTGTAACTCTAAATAACTTTGATTCTTAGCAATCATTTTTTCTTTTAAATCTATTGAATCAAGTTTGGCTCTTAGCTCATTTATTTCTTTATCTCTTTCATGTAATTGCTCTATATGTTTTTTTTGATCTTGCTCATAGGATCTAATCTTTGTTTGCATTTTAGCTAGTTCCATCATTACTTGATCTGTCATTATTTTTTCCCTTTCATTACTTCTTCTAATGTTAAATTATGGACAATAACATCTTGAACTGCCTGACCAACTATAGCTCCTATGTCCATGTTTAAATTACCAAATAAAGATTTTCTTTGCTCTGCTGTTAAGACAACATAATCATTAAACCATAAGTCTAAGCTTTTATTAAGCTGACTTGGACTCATATGATCGGCTGTAAAGCAACCCCCTTGTTCTTTCTTAGTCCATTCTTTTCCAATTGTTTTTAACATTTAATCCTTTCTAATAGTTGAAACAAACATTGTCAATAAATAATACATAATAATTCACTCAATAGGTTTAAATATAATTATTGCATTAAAGCTAAATGATATTCTTTCATCATCTTTATTATCCGAATCAAATTTATAAACTGTATGTCTTAAATTTGAAGGGAATAAATACCAATCTCTAACTTCTGGTAATACTTTATAATTAGCATCAAAGAACATATTCTCCGAACCTTCTAAAAATTCTAAGTTGCCTGAAGTGTCGTCATGTTCTTTAGCATTTTTATTTGGTTTCATGGCTTCTGGTATTGTTAGATAACCAACGCAACTTAAATCTGCTCCTTTTTCTTTATTGGTATAAGTAACATGAGTATGACAAGGATTATAATCACCTGGTTTTTGGACTACATACCAAGCTGAAGTAATTTTTATACTTTCTATTTTGCTATCCTTATAATGACCATTTGTATAACCAGAGATAATAGGATCAAAAAATAATTCTTTCCATTTAAGCATAACCTCTGGAGTAATTAAATATTCGCCATGTACTTGTCCGATTAATTTGTTACCCCAATCATGGTTTTTAGCTTTGTCTTTATCTTCTCTAATTTGTTTTAAATCTTCTTGAAACTCTTTCATTAGATTTAAAGGCAATACAGACTTAGCAATTGTTGAACCAAAAGGTTTAAACAGTTTAAAATTTATCTTATCACTCACAGATCCTCCATATTATTTAATTCATTTATATTAACTTTATAAGCTGCTGGACGATTACTAAATCCAAAGTCGGTTAATCTTTTTGACATCTCCTCAGTATCTTCTTTATAAGGAAACCACCCCATAATAGAAAATTCAAAATCGCCTTCATGGATAACTAAAACATACTTTGCTTTTTTCTCATTAGGTCTAATTAATAAGAAATTATTATCCTTTCTTTTTTGCGATCTAATTTCTATGCTGTCTTGCATATCAGAATCTGAATATCTTGCGTAAGAATCGCTGTATGAGCTATTAAAGTACCTATTTAATCCCTTTGCAAAGGCTACTTCTCCTAGAGAACCTAACACTCCATCAGTTATTTGCTTTTCAAATCCTCCTGTATAACCATATGAAAAACCTTTACCTTGCTTTAAGTTTTCTATGTATCTTTTAGTTGAGTTTTCAAATGCTAGTTGTACTTCAAATGGCTCTAGTTTAACTTTTATCATTCTTTGATCCTTTTATTAGTTGTTTAATTATAGTTGTTGAAGGGTTTATGTCGTAATCATTTAGAAAACAACCTGATAGGAATATAAATATTATTAAGTATTTCATATTTCGTTACCCCATACATCCCAACCTATAGTTTTTTGTCTAGCAAATAATTCTATTCTTGGTAAATCTCCACACAAATTTACAATTCTATCTCTTATACAATCTGGTTTTCTGCTATGCTCTCTAATTTTATCTAAAACTACTTGATGAACACTTTTAGAAAATCTTTTAGGTTTACCTTTAGTAGCAAGTAAACAAATTTCATTATTAGAACGACTCCAATATCCTAACCCCCAAAATAAACTATCAGCTTTTTTATTTTTTTTAATCCAACTGAATCCACAAGTTTTATATGTAAACCCCCATGATTTTATTGTATCTAAACCTTCTTGTAACAAAGGATAAGTTACCCAAATAAACAATACACAATTATTTTCAGTAATTTTATTTATTGGTAAGTTTTTAATATCTTGAATAGTCATAACGTCATATTTTGGAGATTTTTCATCACCTTTTTTAGACCATGTTTTAAATGTCCATGCAGGATCAGCATAAATAATATTATATTTCTTTTTAGGGAATGGTATCATTTTCTCCTTGCAAATATTGTTCTCCAACACCAAGATCTAACCATAGATATAGCTGTAAATATTACTGCTATATGAAAGCTCTCAAGAACTGTTGGGTGTAAATCAAAAAATGGGAATATAAATAATTGTATTAGTGTAGATAATATTAAACCACTACCTACATCTATAAATGTTTCGAATAAGTTTCTCATTTTTTATCTTTAAATCTTTCTTCTTCTTTTATTTCCTGGTCAGCTTCCTTAATACTCTTTCCGTTAATATGTAAATACCAACATTCAACGCAATAATCTTTTCCTTTTTCTATTACATCTGCATGATTTTTGCATTTAATACAGACCTTATAATCTCCGTATATATTGGTCTTAATTGGTAGCATAATAAAAAATCCATAGAGCCAACTCTATAGCAATAATTGTTTCAAGCATGGTTTTCCCTCCTTTTTAAAATTTTTATATTTGTTATAGGTAACCCCATTCATGGCTCTAGAACCATCCAGAATATAAGTTAACATTAGTTCCTTTAATTCTTTAAGGTCTAATTGTTTAATAGGTGTTTTTGTTTTTGTATTGTAAAACATTGTTATATTTTTCCTTCCATAGCTTTTTAAATTCAAAATTGTCAGCTCTATGTTGAGCCTTATCAAATTTAATTAGCATCTTATCTATTTTATCTATGTTGTTGGTTTTTATGATTGGATAACCAAAGTTATTTCTTTCCATTTTCTCCCCCTTCTTCATTGTTTAAATTAATAACCAAATCCTCTGGCAAGTCAACTACTTCTGTTCTATTAGGCTCTATAAGGCTATTATCTTGCTTTTCTATGCCTAGACACTCTTTGATATATTTAAAGATTCTATGTTTAAGCTTCATTATTTTTTGTTTGCTCTATAGGGTTTATTTTGCTTTCTCTATATCGTTTATTTTGCTCATCAATATAATCTTGACTACTTCTTGCAAGATTACAACCTACAACTATTATAATTAAAATAGTGCCTAATAATATCCATTCCATTTAATAACCTAACCAATTTTTTATATGTTGCAATTTATATATTTCTTTGTTTCCTAGATCCTTAATAAAATCTTTAAGCTCATTGTAATTATTATGACCATGATTTTTTAAGATTCTAATTACTTTTATTTTGGTTATTGTTTCCATTATAAGCCGCCTTGTGTTGCTAATTGGTGAAGTGCCATTAATCCTAAAATTACAAATACACTTACCGCAAATGTAAAGCCTAGAACGTAGTAAATAGCTTTTTTCATTAGTTCCCCCATGTTGGTTTATTATTTGTTTCTTTAGAATGAGATAAAAGATTATATGTGTCTAAAGTCCATAATTGATGGTCACTTGACCATATTGGCGTTTTAATAGGTGCATCAACTACAATAGTAACCAAATCATTATTGATTTCTTTGATGTAATATTGATAATCTTTCCCACTAGAACCATGATAAGTTAAAACTTTTTTATCAACCATGTATTCTTCTATTTTATTTATATTGTCCATTGTTTACCTTTCTTTTAGTTTCTGATCTCATCAGTTAGGGATTAACCCTAAGACAAGGGGAACAAGTCCCCAAGTTTCGATCTTTAAGCTGCTTGTTTTTTTGGCTCAAATCCTAAGATAATATTAGCCATAAAATCAAAGTAATTTTGAGTAACTGTATTTTTTAGCTTATCATTTGGGTTAGGATTAATTGAACCCATTTTGATGGCTAGGTCGACAATAGCATCATTATAATATTCTATATCTAATGCTAGACCAGATAACCATTCAGACATAGCTTTATGTTTGCCAACTCTTAATGGTATATTATGACAATAATATTCAGAATAAAAACGGTCAAAAATATAATCAATCTTTTTTGACTCTGTTGTGATTGCTTTACCTTCTCCATCTTCTTCGATAGTTGAAAGAATATAATTTTTATAATTCTTTTTGTATTCTGTATGATGTAATTTAGTCATTGTTTTTCTTTCCTTTATTTGATTTGTTTTAAACATGATTACTTGTATCATTCTTGTTCTATATGTCAAATAATAAAAGCATATTATTTAAATTAATTTGTTCGCTGTTTGTTCCTCATTTTATGCTTGATTGTTTAATACTTACCCTTTAAATAGATAACCAGAAAGCAACAAAGAAAGGAATATATGACGAAACAAGGGTTTTCCATGATACCAAATCAACTAATTATAGATGAGAGGTTGAGCAAGGAAGCAAAGCTATTATTTATATATTTAAGATATTTATCACCTAAATTCAGAATATTAAGAAATAAAACTTTATTAAGTAAGTTAGATATGTGCTTGAGTACATTACAGAAGGCAAAGCTTGAATTGGTCGCAAATGAGTACCTAGTTGTCCACAGGAAGACCTCAGCTAATTTTTACGACCTTAGACTACCTATCTCACACTCAACCGATAGAGTATTAAATAAGCACCCTACTAAGTATAATTTACTTAGTATTAATAAGAACAATACTATGTATAACAACAATAACCTTAACAAGGAAAAGTTCAAAGGTTTTAAGAAGCTTAAAGGTTTTAAAGATGATAAGTGATATATACTATTATAAAGGTAAACCTTTACAGAAAAGCTATAGTAACAATTACACCCCCCCTGAAAAACTTGAAATAGTTAATAAAATAAATAATGACTTTGCAAGTGGTATGCTCTCATTTTCCCAAATGAATTGGATAATAGAGAATGCTTTGTTTGGCAGCTTCTGTTGCATGAGAATTATTGATAAATTATTATTTGATAAGAAAATTAAGCTAAACCCTCTTACACTTGACAAACGAACATTTAATACAATTAAGAAGCCATTCGACTTTTAAAGCTTTTAAATATCTATATGTTGTGGTAATAATGTTGAAGGCTACTAGCTCCCTTGCTTTGGTCTATTAGTTATATAACTGTTACTGGTGGAGTCTTTCCCTTTCTTTCTAACTCTGCCAGTAACCCTAAATAAAATATTATGGCAGGACGACCAAGAAAATTAAACAGAAAACTAGAAGAACAGATCCTGGAATTAATTGCTGATGGTTTAACAATTAGACAAGTATTTGAAAGACCAGAGATTGAGTATAATTGGTCTAGCTTTAGAAAAGAATTATTAAACTCTGAAGAACTAATGATGAAATATAATCAAGCTAAACAATTAAGTGTTGATTTAGAGCTCAGTTCTTTAAAAGATAAACGATTAGAATTAGAAGCAAAGATTGAGTCTGGTGAGTTAGATCCCAAAGCAGGTCAAAATTTAGTCAATCTATTTAAATTAACAATTGCATCAAGCCAATGGTCTGCAAGTAAAATTATACCAAAGAAGTTTGGAAAAGCTGCTGAAACTCTGTCAATTAAATCAGAAAGCAACGAACCTTTGACTATTTCATGGTCTAAACCTTGAATTAATTATGAATATTTACTTTGCTAAACCTTCTAGAAGTATTGATAGTATTGAAAGAGTTATAAAAAGAACACACAAAGTTACAAGATATTACATACGAAGTAAAAACATAGCCAATATGAAAGGAATATAAGAACATTTAGCGAACATTCTGATAATCATTAATTATCGGAAAGATTAGTAGTGATAGTCTGTAATTATCACTAGTAATAAAAGCTAGATAAATGAAAGCTAATTGGTAAATAGGGGGGGTTTTAAACTGGGTACACCCATTTTTGGAGTTACCTCTTAGAATAATGTTGATACAAGGCATAAACACATGGATGATAAATTCTTAAAAACAACGATCTTTATAATCAAGAATAAAGTAACAAAAAAA